CGGACCTGGCCAACAAAGTACTTCTTACCTTCGGTCAAGATCGGAGATAGAGTCAATGCAGAGGTACCAGATGCTACCCAAGCGTTCGGGTTGCCGTATGCCTGTCCTTCAACAGTGATACGGAGTTCAGGAATCTTACCGTCCTTGTCAACGATAATTGCGTAATCCTGATCTGTTTCAATTCCGTCCTTACCAACAACCTTCAAGCCGTCAGCAGAGAATGCCCAACCAGCCTTGAGACCAGTGCCAGATACAGATGTAATCGGCTCAAATCCCTTGCCAGAAACGTCAGTCAATGTGACAGAAGCAGCAGCGGCAGAGATGTTTGTTGCATCAACAACTGGGAGGTTAGCTTCGTTAATCACTGCGGCACCAGCGTACTGACCGAGATAGTTCTCACGGTAGATGTCGCGCTGAATGTCATCAGGGATGAAGTTTGCGAGACCACCGTTAGCGATCTTACCAGCAACAGTCGGCTTTACGAAGCAGACCTTAGTACCAGCAACCTTTGCTTCATCAAGAGCCATAGAGGCATCAGACAAAGTAGCGAAGTTTGCGGAACCAACAACAGCCTGTGCAGCGTTGAAAATTGTCTTATCAATAGCAGCCTTGTCTAGAGACTGAGCCAAAAGAACGGCCTTCGGCTTAACGATTTCCTTCTTGAAGTCCTCAATGTCTGTCAACTTGTTCCAAACATTAACTTCAAAAGAAGTGTTCTTGTTTTCTAGGGTAACCGGAACTTCAACTTCAGTGATGTCGGCAGGATCTGCGTCCAAACCGTCAACTACCTTACCCGGATCCGGAATGTATACCTTATAGGTACGTCCATACTTCTTGCCATCCAACTGACCCTGAGTCATGTAGGAGGTTGCTTCCTTCAAGTATGGGCACTTGTCTGCGACTTCAGTCGCAATGAGTTTCACTTTCTTGGTGTTGCTAAATTCGTTTGCCATAATTTGTTTTCCTTATAAAATGAGGTTTACGGTCTACGAAGAAAATCTCTCAACGCCTTCGGGTCTTCAAAGATATCTTTCGTAGGATTTTCTTTACTGTTTCCTGGCTGTCCAACAACAGCAGGTTTAGGAGTCTGCACGGCAGTCGGTGCTGGAGGTGGTGGAACAGGCTGCGGCTGAGCAGCAAGTTTAGCCTCTATTTCTCGAATCTTGAATTGACGCATGATAGGTGTGACACCTTCGCCAAACAGCTCATCAACAGACTTCAAGTTTGTTGCCAATTCATACATGATCTTTGGTCCAAGTGGAGAAAGCATGATATATTGACAAAGCTCTGAATCCTGTTCTAGTACATCTCCAAGTCCATCCTTGAGAGCGGTATCAACTGCTTCCTGATAAACTTGACGAGACTGTTCGTCTGGGTAAAGCTTAGAAACGTTGTCCGTTACTCTAGATTTATACTGACTTTCAACTTCAGACTGTTTTCTTTGTTCATCTTCTTGCTTTTGATATTCGTCAAGCTTCTGAGTAAGAATTGCTTGAACCTTTTCGTCTACAAGATGGTTAATGAAATCATCGTCCGTTTCAAAATCAGATCTTGTTTTAGGAGCATACTTTTCTGGATGTTCCAGCTTGTCAAAGCGTTCTTCCCACTGACGCTGCATCTCAGCAATCTGGCGCTCATATTTGGCCTTTTGCTTTGAGAATTGTTTCTTGAAGGAATACTGAGCCTTTTCAAGTTCGGTATACTGCGGTCTATCGTCCTGTGCCTTTTCAGGAACCTCATTTGACGCAACTGGCGTAGTTACAGCGCTAACGTCAGGCGTGCCGGCAGGAGTTTCAGTCTCAGGTGATGTAGATGCTGTAGTTTCTACTTCAGTCTGGGAACTTACTACTTCTTCATTATTTTCATCCATGTGTTGTTCTCTCGCGGCGAAATTTATGGCTTAAACTGACCCGCCGTTAGTCAGCAATTACCTTGAACTATTTATAACTTTCATTTTTGGAAAAAATAACTGGCAGATATATTGCATTTTCGGATGAAAGTTATTATTTTTATCAAAAAAGGAGTAATTATGATAAACTATCGAGTAGCAAAACTTTACTGTGCAGAAGACATCTCAAAGATTGAGAATTTTGACAAAGCAGAAGCCGACCAAACAGAAACATGGTGCCTGCACCACAAGCAAGGCATCTACATGAGTAAAGATGAACTGTTTGAATACGGTTGGTATTATAAGTGTCCTGCTGACTGTCTGATATTCGTAACAAAAGCACAACACAGACAAATTCACGGTACTAATCTTTCATCTGAATCCCGTAAGAAAATTTCAGAAAAAAGAAAAGGCATGAAATTTTCAGAAGAACACTGTAAGCATCTTTCAGAATCAATGAAAGGACGTACTGCTTGGAACAAAGGCAGGAAATTCAGTGAAGAAGCCCGCCGAAAAATGTCCGAAGCAGCAAAACGTCGTTATTCCAAGAACTGTGACTGATACTGTCTTTTACGCTCAATTACTTTCTTTTCAATGATTGGACCGCAATATGTCAGTGCCAATGCGTCAGCCAAGTCAGGTGAACGTCCAAGAATGACCTTTATATCAGCCTTTGGTATCAGCTGGATCTTGTTGCTGTTGTTAAGAATGTACTTTGTTGCGTTCAATTCGTGCTTCAATTCCTCAGTTAGACCGATTAGTCCCATATCGTCCATCTCTCTACGCGCATTACAATACATTTCTGCGCGTTGATTTAAGTAGACGGTAGATTCGTTTGCTGCAGCACCAAAAGAGACTGTGGTGGCCTGCAACCCGTATTCAATGAGGCGCTCGCAAAGGTCTAGACCGTATGCTGCGTCAATGTATACCATAGACAGGTTTTCTTTACCAAACTCGACAGTTATTCCCTTAATGATACTGCACATTTCTGATGCTGTTGCCTGACGTTTCTCAACTATCTTGACAATTTCATTACCACGACGAACGACGATTGCGTTCATATCGTTTCCTAGACCTGCACAGTCAACTCCAATGTTATAGCCTTGACGTTCCATTCGTTTTGTCTGACAAGCAGTATTGAGCAGTTGCTGTGTGAATAGAATGCCGTCAGTGGAGTCATCAACTTCTTCGCCGTAGAATTCTCGCTTCCAGGCATTTTCATCTATACAGGTCTTACGCATCAATTCAATTTCTTTTTCAGAAATGTTTGGGTTGTCGTTTGTCTTCGCTGTAATGATAGGAATGTTATTGTCTTTGACGAACTTCGTTAGCCAGTTATCTGAACGCGGAGTAGACATCATTCTGATTCTAGACTCGAACGGAGCACAGTCACGCATACAGAATGCTAGAACGGAGAATATGTCAGGCGGAGCAAGGGCTGCCTCGTCAAGGATAGCAAGCGAGATAGAAGTATAACCACGGATAGACTCAATTGACTCGTATGAAGCAAGGTAAATTACGCCGTCTCCAAATACGATCTTATTAGAAGTCTGATTCCACTTATACTCGCCTGGGATAATTACTTGTAGCTGTTTGGTAATCTCTGGGACAAGAACTTCACGAATTGCTTGTGCTGTCTGTCCAAGACAGATTACTCGCTGTCCTTTAAGTAGCGCATTAACAGCGATTGTCGCAGCAGCAACACTCTTACCGGAACCACGGCCGGCACGGAAATAAACGATTGGCTCTTCTGACTTTCTTAACTTGCGCTGATGAGGCAAAAGATCATAATGTATCTCTCTTGTTCCATCGCTACAGTCAACAACTCGGATACAGCCAATCTTGTATTCATTGACTGCTTTACTCATCGTCGAAACAAATCTTTATCTTTGATGGTCCATTTACTGATGCGTCAACTTGCTGTTCAGTTCTTTCTGACCAGTTTGACTTATAACGTCTCTTGAGAATTTCAAGGTACTGATTCTTGTTGCTGTAATAGAAGCCAGATGTTAACTTATCTTCAATCTTCTCTTTAAGAACTTCAAGACGGTCAACCATTTGGTCAAGCAATTCTTTCGTATCTTCAGCAAATGTATTGTCTGGTCCAAAGGAATTACGTTTCCACAGTGGTGACGCTGTTATCTTATCTTTCGGGACTGTGCGCATCAAATGCTTTGGAAGATAGTCCTGAATAGAATTCATAAAGTTAGCGACTGAAGCGTATGAAGGCTTATTGTCAAGATGGTCGCCTCTACCCCAGCCCTGATGATTCATAAGACGGAATGTAATCGCCTGCTTGTTTAGATGAACACCATCTGTCTGCTGTGGTTCGAACGAAGGAGCGTCCATGTACTCAAGAAAGTAAATCATTTGCTTCTTACGCAACTCGTAATCGTTGAGAAGGTTATTCCCAATGATCTTGTGGTGAGATTCTGACATCTTTGGAGCGCCTGCCATTAGTAGCCTCCTCCAAAGCGGTCAAGACGCTGTTCTATTCGCGTCATGATAAGTGTTAATTTGTCTATCTGTTCCTGAAGTGTTTTGATTGGATCTTTAATCTCGATCTTCACTTCTTCAGGAGCAGTACATACTTCTATTACGTTTTGTTTCTTTCTTGCCATGTTCGTCCTCCGTCGGGATACGCCCGATTCGTTTGTATTTTATCTATTCTAAGGTTGGAAACAGGTGTAGAACTTTACTGGATATGTACCAAATGTACAATCTAGGCATGTTCTACGACCAAACGAGTCGTTTTCATAGATTGCTTGATCTTTAGGACCCAAGTAGACATTCGTAGCTGATTGGTCGCCAAATGTGCATTTCCGAAAATATGTCAGAAGAAAATCATCTATACCAGTTACATTCAAGACTATATCACCATTAAGATGTATGGATCCGGAACCTGTGGTTCCGTTATAACCGTTAAAAACTGGATTCGTCTGCGGATTCCAATAACAGGCAGTATAGTTTGTTAGGTATATGTTTGCATTGTGTCCTATTCCACCCTGTCCACCCTGAAACCATTGTCCTAATCCTGCACCCACACAAGCATTCTTTACTGATGTTAAATTCGAAGTTGTGATGGCTGATGCACCTTCGTAAACATTCGGTGCATAGAAGTTTTCGATTTCATAAATGTTATGTGATATCTGTGGTGAAGGAGCCGGACCCCAGTTTATCACTGTGAATGCTGAATTCATAGCAGTTACATTTGGACAATAAAAGTTACGAAGCGCAGTGTAATTGGAGTTATTTGCTAGCAACGTTAGATTTGTAGCACAAGGTGCATTAAATCTAAAGATTTCACATGTACCTGAACCCCAAGTAGTCATATCAACATGACTAAAGTCAGTTAACTGTGCTGAAAAGTGTGGATATGTAATGTATTCCCAACCGCCGTTAGGCATACTGCCTGACATGCTAATTACATCATAATTGCTTTGTCCATAATATGGTTCAATGTTGCTTCCTGAAACCCAATAACATGATACAGGTTTTGCATCTGTAGGCATTCTGAATGCAGAGTCAGGTGCGGTTGTTGAAACAAATCCACCGTGCTCTTTATATTCCGTCGGAGTATGGTCCTTATAAGCAGTTGCTTGTCCAGGGTACTTTCTTGCAATATACAAATCATGATTGAAGTACATAGATGGATCATACTTAACAATGATGTTTGGAGATACCTTATAATAAGGAAGCGCGTTCTCAGACATACCGATAAAACGATTATCAAATCTTATTCTATAAGCATTATGTCCAAGATATTCGTCATCTTTCATATCTTAACCTCCCAAATTAACTGTATAAGTAGCGCTTGGACCGATACTGTATGTACCTGAACCAAGCAAGGTTTCAAGGTTGCCGTTCTTACCCCAAACTTCAGCAGTAACTGTTCCAGTTGGCTGATAATACTGTTGAGTTGTCCAAGCAATGTTTCTCCATCCTGAAGGCTGATTGCCACTGAAGTCAAATCTTGCTGACTGACAATAGAATGCAGTACCAGCTGTGCCTTGTCCTTCACGACAGATAGCAGACATTTCTGTGCTGTTTATAGGACTCCATGAACCGTTGTAATACTGACCTGCATAACAGTCATCAGGAAAGTCAGCACGAAGTCCGTTCAACCACATACCATCAAAACCAAGGTTATCTGACTTGTTCCAGCCGATGGTCAAACGAACTCGTTCATACTGCTTAATTGGTGACGCTGTAGGCCAGACAAGAACACCGTTAATCATGGCGGAAACCTGACGCCCATTGAGCATCAGGCCCTTCGCCATATTTCCATCTATCATTAAACCTGGCATTTAGTTGCCTCCAGTAATGACGTATAGAATACCATTTCCAGAGGCTTCCGCAGAAGTACCAACTTCCCTTAGTTTCAAACCTCCAAGGTCACCCCATTGTGTAGCATAGTCATCGCCGAAGTCAGTGACAAATTCAGGTTCGCTGTAAAGAGTGTCAGTATTCTGACAGTAGTATACTCTTACGCCCCTACCCGGGTTAAGTGTTGCTGTTCCAGCGAGAGCTGAGTAATACAGCCAGTGTGCAGAATTGTCGTACTGGTTGATGATTGTGAATTCCCAGTCATGATCCAATGCAGGATAATCGTTAAGAGCATTATCGCCGTCATATGTTGCGTCGTTAGAGTAAACTCTAACCTTATGTGTTTGTTCAACAGCAGAAGGAAGTACTGCAGACTGATCTGCCCACTGAACAGATCCCATAGCGTTCGTAACGAGCATGCTGTTGTGACCGGTGTTAGTAGGAAGCAATAGACCAACATCAGATGAACCAACTTGAACGCGGATCTTATCAGGTGTTGTTGATGCAACCTGTCTAGAGATTAGCAAATCACCATCAGAAGAAATGCTAGTAACTGGAGTGTTATAGAAGTAACTTACCTTGTTGCCTGCACCAGCGGAAATTACGTGGTCATTGATTGAGATACCAGGACCAGCAGAATAGTTGTTGTAAAGGTCAACCACACCATAGTCAGTAACTTCTACAGCAGTGTATGATTTACCTTTAATAGGGCTTGTGCCGAACATCCATTGTTCTTTTCCTGAAATATACAGGTTATAGCCTGAACTATTTGCTGTGTATGGAATTGACCAAGGTTGGGCATAAGTGCCAGGCACTGTTGGTGTACCGACATATGCTACAGTACTATCATTGTCCATGACAAGTATCAACATTTTCTCAGGATATTCCCAAGGAGCGTAAGCCGATAAAACCTGTCCAGAAATGAAATTATCAACGATCTTATGTAAACCATACATCTGATTTGCATTCACATCAATTGGTCCAAAATCTGTAGCAGATGGAGCAAAATAAGATGATGTAATCAAACCAGAAGTACTTGCTTCTAGTGTACCGTTATCGTTATTGACCAGTATAGTTCCAGAAGGTGATGTATAAGAAGCACCAGCATGGCTAGAAACCGCAGATAGAATTGTATCTGTCCAGTCCTTGCCAGAAATGTACAAATTTTCTGTTGCAGAATCAGCTGAAAGATTTATGTTAGGTCCAGCACAAAGTGTCCAATCAGGTGGATCCAATGAAATCTCGTCATTGACATTATCAACATTGATTGGTGAGATACCAGAATAGACCTTACCAAATGTCTGACCAGCAGACCAAGAACTGATAGCAGCAGTAATATCATTTGACCAGTTCTTACCAGAAATAACGTGGTTAGTTACATTGACGTTTGCTCCAGCAGAGTAAGGAGTTACGTCCTTACCTGCAGTCCAAGAGCTATCAAGTTTTCCAGATGTTGCTGAATTGATGTTTGTAGTCCAGTCACGTCCAGAAATTACATTAGAGCTGTTGATGTTGATATTCGCACCAGCTGAGTAAGTCTTACCGACATCGCCACTGATGCTGAAGATAACAGAATTTTCAGTTTCTTCAATCTTGATACCAGAAGTACCAGATACTGCCTTAGCAGATGGAATCTCAATTCCAGAGATTGCTGACTCAATATGTTCATCAATAGTATCAGTCCAGTCTTTACCGCTGATTACATGATCTGTAACGTTGATGTTAGCACCAGCAGAGTAAGGTGTCTTATCACCAGATCCAGCTGCAGCAATTTCTGTTGACCAATCTTTACCAGAAATGACATGATCTGTTACGTTGATGTTGCTGCCTGCGGAATAAGGAGTGACATCCTTTCCAGCAGTCCAAGACGAATCCAACTTACCAGATGTAGCTGCATTGATTTCATTTGTCCAATCCTTGCCTGAAACGACATGATTAGTAATGTTGATATTGCTACCAGCAGAATATGCAACATTGTCACCAGAAGCAATCATCTGATTTAGAATAGAAGAAGCAGCTGAGATTTCGCCTGTCCAATCCTTACCAGAAATTACATTGTCGGTAATGTCAATGTTTGCTCCTGCAGAATAATTTGAACCAGCCTCGCCAGTAAAGGAAATTACGTGGTCAGTTACATCAATGCCAGTACCACCAGAATAAGGAGTAACGTCATCTGCAGAATGAGCAGCTGTGTAAGCACTGAATGCAGAATTTTCCAACTTGTCATAGTGGTTTGTCAGTGACATGCTATATGCACTGTTTGTGTATTCCCAGTTAGATGAGAGGTTACTTGCGATGCTTGCTGTATAGCTAGAGAATGCAGAATTTGGAAGGAACTCGCTACCATCAGGAAGGCGAACGTATGCACCCTTCATCCAGATGTAATGGTTATGATCTGCCGACAATCCCCAGCTAGAAAATACTGGAATAGTGTCACCGAAGTTCAGCTGAACAGTCGCTGAACCGTAATCCTTACCACCAGAGATCCAAGGACATGAACCTCCACCTTGTCCAGATGTTGCTGATATGATGTCAATGATTTCAGAAGATGTTGCTGAAACAGTATCAACCATTCGTTCGGTTACTGCAGACATTCCTGAAATGAATTCAGAACGGTCAACCTTCTGACCGATTTCGTATGACCAGTCCTTTCCTGAGATTACGTGGTCAGTGATGTTAATGTTATCGCCTGCAGAGTAATCAACTATTTCAGGAATCGCCGAAGAATCTGCTTTAGACGAAATTGCAGACGCAATATGTTCATCAATATCATTTGTCCAGTCCTTACCCGAAATGGTATTGTCTGTAATGTCAATGTTCGGACCAGCAGAATAGAAATCACCAGTAACGGAAATTGTTGTGATTCCGTCATTGGTGCTTAGGTCAATGTGGTCACCTGCAGATAGATGAGCGGATACTGCAGCAGCGCCGCCTTTGGCAATTTCATTAGACCAGTCACGGCCAGAAATAACATCATTGGTAATGTTGATGTTAGGTCCGGCTGAATACTCAATGTTTGTTCGTCCTGCACCTTGTAGGAGAACTGTATTTCTAGAAATCATTTGGGGCATTTATGCAAACCTCCTAAAGGTATTTATCTTACTTACTTAGGATTGATTACCTTTGACACCAGATTTTCATCCAAAGCATAGTAAATGCGTGAACCGTACCATCCGTCATATTCAAAATGGAACAGCAAATCAATGTCACCACTCTTTGAACGATCTACTGTAACTGTTCTGTATCTTGACTTATCATACCAAGGTTGTTGACCGTCTTGTCCTGCATAAGTCCAACCACCTTGCTTAGAGATTAGCGAAGATCCATCATTGGTATAGGTTGCCTGACCGTATTCATAAGTCGTTGAACCGTAATGTGCAGCAAACCAATAATACAATGTAAAATTCTCGGATACATTTTGAATGTTCTTAATGAAATTCTGATAAGACTCGCCAGCAGTAACGCCATTATTCGTTTCAAATACTTTAAAGCCTTCCCAAACACCAGGATATCTTGTTTGAGAAAGAAAGTCAGATGTTCTATCGTTGCCGACATTGTTCAAGTCAATGGTAAGTTGCTCAGGGGGCGGCAAAGGCACAGCAAGAAAAGTAGATCCTATCTTCATGAATGATCCGTTAGGTGATGATAAAAATGTACTCATAAACTCTCCTATTTCTTATCCTGTTTAGTAGCCAGCGTCACCTTTATCTCTGAAAGTTCATCAAGTATGCGGTCAAGTTTCTGACCAAAGATAGAATTTTGCTGTTTCATGAACTCGACATCGTGTTCCAGCAAAGTAACGCGTGTGACAAGGTTATCATGTGCCTCATCACGTTCTTTCTTTGTTTCTTTTCTTTGACCATTAATCTTAAAGTATAGAAAGGCACAGCCAATGATCACGAGGATCAAGGGCCATGCCGCTGCAGGAACCAAAGGAATGATTTGAGATATTACTGATTCCATACTTTATCTCCTTTACGGTGCATAACCAGTAGCAGTCCATGTACCTGATGTACCATTTGCATAATAGTATGCACGTGCTGTCCAGTTTGAACCGTA